TAAAAGCACAAAGGTAATTATCATCTCCACGCCACACGGGATGAATATGTTTTACAAGTTATGGCATGATTCCGAACTTGGTAAGAATGAATACATACCAACAGAAGTTCATTGGTCTGCTGTTCCTGGTAGGGATGCTGCATGGAAAGAACAGACTATTAAGAACACCTCAGAATCCCAATTCAAGGTTGAGTTTGAATGTGAGTTCCTTGGTTCTGTTGATACATTGATTGCCCCAAGTAAGTTGAGGACGATGCCGTATGCGGATCCCATTGCACAAAATAAAGGTCTTGCCGTCTATAAACAAGTTGTACCCGAACATAATTATATCGTAACGGTTGATGTTGCCCGTGGTACAAGTCAAGATTATTCAGCATTCTGTGTTATGGATACTACTACAGTGCCATACGAAATGGTTGCTAAGTATAAAAACAATGAGATTAAACCTATTATCTTCCCCAATGTTATTGTAGATGTTGCAAGAAATTATAACCATGCATATATTTTATGTGAGGTAAATGATATTGGCGGACAGGTTGCAGATATTATTCAATTTGATTTAGAGTATGAGAATCTTTTGATGGTAGCAATGCGAGGTCGCGCAGGACAACAACTCGGTCAAGGATTCTCTGGTAAGAAGACACAACTAGGTGTCAAGATGTCCACTGCTGTAAAACAGGTTGGGTGTTCTAACCTAAAGGCATTGATTGAAGAGGATAAACTTATCATTCCAGACTACGATACAATTGCAGAACTCACTACATTCATTGTAAAGGGTCAATCATTTGCTGCGGAAGATGGATGTAATGATGACCTTGCTATGTGTTTGGTTATATTTGCTTGGATGGCAATGCAAGAATACTTTAAACAGATGCACGATAATGATGTGAGACAACGCATCTATGATGACCAAAGAGAAAATATCGAACAAGATATGGCACCATTTGGATTTATGTCAGATGGATTGGATGATGATCATATTATTGATGCTCAGGGAGAGCGGTGGGAGATCGCGGAATATGGTGATAGATCGTACATGTGGGAGTTCCAGTGAGTTTTCAAAAATATAAATAATCTTAGACAACCCGATGTTGGAATTACAAGGAGACTTAAACAATGGCAGTCAATCAATCATCGCCAGGTGTAGTCATTCAGGAAAGAGACCTGACGACTATCACCTCACTATCAACTGCAAATGTTGGCGTACTTGCAGCACCTTTTGAGCAGGGTCCAGTAGAAGAAATCAAAAATATTTCTTCAGAGAGACAACTTGCTGAAGTTTTTGGCAAACCAAACGAAAATAACTATGAGTATTGGTATACTGCTTCTCAGTTCTTGGGTTATGGTGGTGTCCTAAAAACTGTTCGCGTTTCTTCAACCAACCTTAAGAACGCTGTTAACACAGGCACTGCTCCTCTAATTAAGAATCTCGATGACTACGAGACAAATTACGAGTCTGCAAATAACGGTTTCCAGTGGGCAGCACAAACTCCTGGAACAAAAGGTAACTCCATTGGCATCTTCATGACTGATGCTGGTGCTGACCAGATTGCGGTTCTCCCTGCTCCTGGTTCGGGTAACGAGCATGAGTTTGTTGCAGATGAAGCAGTTGTTGCAGCATCAGGTGCCTCTGGTAAAGTTTATAAGTATAGCATTGTTCTTACTGTAGACACTGTTGTTGGCGACTTTACTCCTGGTACAACTACAACTGTTGCCATTTCTGGTTCTGATGAAACTGTTACAGTTCTCGCTTGGGATCCTTCTAACAACAAACTTGAAATTGCTCTTCCTGGTGGTGGTGTCACTGGTATTCTTGCTGATGGTCAAGTAATTACTCAAGGAGCTAATACTGCTGCCATCAATACAACCATTGAGCGTCGTCTATACGTTGGTTTAGATAAAGGTAGCATTGCATTCGCCGCTGCTGATAGTGTTGCTGATACCAACTCCACTGCAATTGCAGTCACTAGTGTCCGTAACGAATATGATGAGCGTGAGTATCTTCCTGGTGTAAAATGGGTAAACGTTGCTCCTCGTCCTGGTACTTCACTGTATGCCCTGAATGCAGGTGGATTCCGTGATGAACTGCATATTGTCGTTGTTGACATCGATGGCGCAATTACTGGAACAACTGGTGCTCTGCTTGAGCGTTTCACTGGTGTTTCTAAGGCATCGGATGCTAAAACTTCTGTTGGTGAGACTAACTTCTATACTAATGTAATTAAGCAACGCTCCGAGTACATCTTCTGGGGTGAGCACGAGACTGGTGTCTTTGCTGCTACCGCTTCTGCTGCTGCTGGTAACTGGGGATTAAGTGCTAACGCACGTCAGTTCAACTTACTCCGTTCATCTGCTGGTTCGGTTTCATATCCTGAAGGTCGTACAACTGTAGGTTCTATTAACAACGCTACTTTCTACTATCGTCTTGAGAGTGGTGCTGACTACGCAGTTGGTGGTGGTAATTACACAATTAGCAATATTGATGTTGCAACTGCATACGAACTGCTGTCTGATCCTGAGTCCCAAACTGTTGACTTCTTCCTGACTGGTCCTTCTGGTCCTGATGATTCAGCAGCACTAGCTAAGGTCACATCTTTGGCAAACATTGTTGATGAGCGCCGTGACTGCATCTTGTTTGTATCTCCTCGTCGTGCCAATGTAATTGGTGTTGCTAACGCATCAGCGGCAACAGATAATATTATTTCATTCTTTGATAAACTGCCATCAAGTTCTTACATTGTTTTTGATTCTGGTTATAAGTACATCTATGATAAGTACAATGATGTCTATCGCTATGTCCCTTGTAACGGTGACGTTGCTGGACTTTGCCTACAGACAACTGAGGTTGCAGAACCTTGGTTCTCTCCTGCTGGTTTCCAACGTGGTACATTAAGAAATGCAATCAAACTTGCATATACTCCTAACAAACTTCAACGTGATCGTTTGTACTCTGCTCGTGTCAATCCAATTGTTTCTTTCCCTGGTCAAGGCGTAGTCCTTTATGGTGATAAGACTGCACAATCTTTTGCATCAGCATTTGATCGTATCAACGTTCGCCGTTTGTTCTTGACTATCGAACGTGTTATTGGTGGCGCTGCTAAGGCACAACTGTTTGAACAGAATGACGAGGCACAACGTTCCTTGTTTGTGAACATCGTTGAACCTTACATGCGTGAAGTTCAAGGTCGTCGTGGTGTAACTGACTTCTTGGTCAAGTGTGATAGCGACAACAACCCACCTGAATCTGTTGATCGTGGTGAGTTTTATGCAGAAATCTATGTAAAACCAACACGTACTATCAACTACATTTCACTGACATTCACCGCAACAAGAACTGGTGTTTCGTTTACTGAAGTCGCTAATTGATTAGATATTAACATTCTTCTGAGACCCTACGGGGTCTCTTTTTTTGTCTGAAAATATCAATTAGTCTAAATATATGTGACGAGTACAGGTATTAACTCATGGCAGTAAGAGGAACAATTGACGCTTTTAAAGCAAATGTCACATCTGATTTTGCAAGACCCAATTTATTCCAAGTAGATATCGCTTTCCCCTCAGGAATCATTGACAATGCTGACGCTGTTAAACTAGGTAAGTTTACTGTTCGTGCAGCAAATCTTCCTTCTTCACAGATTGGTGTTATTGAAGTTCCTTTTAGAGGAAGAGTCCTGAAGATTGCAGGAGATAGAACTTTCGAACCTTGGACGATTACAATTCAAAACGACAGCAAGTTTATTCTTCGCAGCGCATTTGAACTCTGGTCTTCTAGTATTCAGGCATACAACGAAAACTTTACTTCTGCTGGTGGTCTTGGAAATCGTGACGACAGTAGCGGTTACTTTGCTGATATGAAAGTTCATCAATTAGCACGCGATTTGAAGAGTGGCAAGAAACCCAAAGTTCTTAAGTCCTACAAATTCTACAATGTATTCCCCAGTAATATTGCTGCTATCGATCTTGATTTCGGTAACAACGATTCTATTGAAGAGTTTACAGTTGAACTCCAAGTTCAATACTGGACTCCTTTAGATTCCAAGAAAGATAAGGATGCCGATACCTGATAAATAGATCAGGATCAGTTAACTTAAGATTATAATGTCACAGCTCTTCGGATTTTCACTTGAAAGAGCGAAGAAGGTCCCTAAGGGGCCTTCTTTTGTTCAGAAAGACAAAATGGATGGTTCGCAACCTATTGTAGGTGGCGGATACTACGGATATTCTGTCGATTTTGATGGGTCAATTCGTAATGATTATGAACTCATCACTCGATATAGAGAGATGGTGATGCAACCAGAGTGTGATAGTGCAGTTGATGATATCGTCAATGAGACTATTTGTGGAAACTTTGACGATGTTCCAGTTGAGTTAGAACTTTCTAATCTCAAGGTGTCGGATAAAATTAAAAAACTTATGAGAGAGGAATTTGATGAAGTTCTTCGTCTCTTAGATTTTGAAAATCGTTCATATGAAATCTTCCGTCGTTGGTATGTTGATGGAAGATTATTTTATCATAAAGTAATTGACCCCAAAGATCCTAATGGTGGTCTAACAGAACTTAGATATATCGATCCTCGCAAGATTCGCAAGGTAACTGAGTATGAGCAAAAACGTCCAGAGCAACTACGTGGTGTAGATCTCAACACTCAACTCACACAAAAATCAGCAGAGTATTTCTTATACAATCCAAAGGGGTTGAAGAACTCGACTAATCAGGGTATGAAGATTACTACTGATTCTATCACTTATTGTCACTCAGGTATTCAAGACCTGAACAAAAACATGACTCTTAGTCACCTGCATAAGGCGATTAAGGCAGTCAACCAACTGAGAATGATTGAGGATTCTCTGGTCATCTATCGTTTGAGTAGAGCACCTGAGCGTCGTATCTTCTACATTGATGTTGGCAATCTTCCTAAGAATAAAGCGGAGCAATATCTTCGCGAAGTTATGGGTCGCTATCGTAACAAGATGGTTTATGATTCAAATACTGGTGAGATTAAAGACGACAAGAAGTTTATGTCCATGATGGAAGACTTCTGGTTGCCTAGACGCGAAGGTGGTAGAGGTACTGAAATCTCCACACTTCCTGGTGGGCAGAATCTTGGCGAACTTGAAGATGTAAAATATTTTCAAAAGAAACTTTATAAGGCACTTAATGTTCCTGGTTCACGTCTAGAAACAGAAACGACATTTAACATTGGTCGTGCTGCTGAAATTACTCGTGATGAAGTTAAGTTCCAGAAATTTATCGCTCGTCTTCGCAAGCGTTTCTCAGAACTCTTTACAGATCTTTTAAAAACACAACTCATTCTCAAAGGCGTTATGTCTATTGAGGAATGGGATGAGATGAAAAATCATATTCAATTTGATTTCATTGCAGATAATTACTTTACAGAACTTAAAGAGATTGAAATTCGTAATGAGCGTATGAATCAAGTAAATGTTATGGATCCTTATGTTGGAAAATATTTCTCAGTAGACTTTATTCGTCGTCAGGTTCTAAAACAAACCGATGTAGAGATTAAGGAGATTGATGAGCAAATCGCTGATGAAATGGAAGCAGGTATTATTGCTGATCCTAATGCGGAAATGGATCCCGCTATGGCTGCTGGCAATGAAGGTGGAGGAGCACCAGCAGCAGAAGTAGCACCCAATGAGCAAGAGTCCGCAGTTGAACCAAGTGATGCCCGTAGGGGTGAATTTTAAATAGACTAAATATTATATAGTGGGAACATTATTATGCCTAGCGAAATTTCACAAAATATTGTAAAACAAATCTTTAGCGATGATAAATCATCCGCAATTGATTCTATTAATGATGCTTTAGGTGCTGCATCTTTTGATGCCATCCAACAGCGTAAGATTGATTTTGCAAAAAGTATGGGATTCGAATTAGATGATACTGCTCAGGATTCTGCAGATGAAATTGCAGATAGTCTACCTGATACAGGTGATGTGGAAAATGTAGAAGTTGATGAACGTCAACCACATGAACCTCCCGCCACTGAGGCATCTGCCGAAGAACAAACAGAAGAAACCCCAGAAGAAGAAAATGAAACTGATAGCTGAAGAAATTACTCAAGTAAATTTTCTCTGTGAAGAGAATGAAGGCAAGAAGAATTACTTCATCGAAGGTATCTTCTTGCAGGCAGAACTGCAGAACCGCAATGGTCGCATGTATAAGTTACCAACTTTACAACGCGAAGTTGCTAAATACAGCGAGAACTACATTCAAAAGGGGCGTGCCCTTGGCGAATTAGGTCACCCCGATGGTCCTTCTATCAATCTTGATAGGGTGTCACATAAGATTGAATCTCTCAAGGAAGATGGAAACAACTTCATTGGTAGAGCAAAAATCCTTGATACTCCCATGGGTAATATTGCAAAGAACCTTCTTTCTGAAGGCGTCAGTCTTGGCGTTTCTTCTAGAGGCATGGGTTCTTTAGTTAAAAAAGAAGGTTGCAATGTCGTCGCAGATGACTTTATGCTTGCAACTGCTGCTGATATTGTAGCAGATCCTTCTGCTCCTGATGCATTTGTTGACGGTATTATGGAAGGAAAAGAATGGGTTTGGGATAATGGCATCCTTAAAGAGTCTGCTATTGCTCAAATGAAAACTGAAATTGATCAAGCAACTCTTATTAACTTGCAGGAACGAAAAGTTTCCGCGTTTTCCCAGTTTCTTAAGAGTCTGTAATTTATAAATAAATAAAGACAACGCTAATGCATAACGGAGTTCAAACAAATGGCTGAGACCTCACTCGATAAAGAGTTAGATAATATGGATCAAGTGACCGAAGGTTCTAACGCAGTTACTAAAGATGCAAAACCTGGCGAGAAGATGGATTCTTCTGGCGGTGGAGCACCTAAAGTAGTTGATGTTACTTCGGATTCCGAAGAAGGTGCAAAGGGCACCAAAAATGCAGGAGCTTCTGCTGCTAAGTCAGTAGGCAAAGCACCTGTCCCTAGCACCAAACCAAGTGGCGCATCTGCAAAAATGGAGGAAACGGAAGATGGCGAAGAAGTCCTCGCTGAAACCGAGTACGACTTTACTGAAGATGTTAACGCTCTTGTCGCTGGTGAAGAACTCTCAGAAGAGTTCCGTTTGAAAGCAGCAACTATTTTTGAAGCAGCAGTGACCTCTAAGGTTAATGCTGAAGTTACTGCATTGCAAGAGGCATTTGAATCTACCTTGACTGAAGAAGTCGAAAAGATTCAAACAGAATTGGCCGAGAAGATTGACGATTACCTCACTTATGCCGCCGAATCCTGGATGAAAGAGAACGCTCTCCAGATCGAACATGGCATTAAGACTGAGATGGCAGAGTCTTTCTTCAACGGTCTAAAAGGTCTCTTCTTAGAGCACAACTTTACTGTGCCTGAGGAGAAATTCAACCTGCTAGATGGAATGGCAGGTGAAATTGATGAAATGGAAACTAAGCTCAACGAACAAATCGACTCGAATATCGCTCTTAACAAGCGTATTGGAGAGTTTGTTAAAATGGAAATTGTGAACGAATGCGCTACTGGTCTTGCTGAAACCCAAAAGGAAAGGCTTCATCAACTAGCAGAGGGTGTTGAGTTTGAAACTGAAGAAGACTTTCAAAAGAAGGTCGAAACGATCAAGGAATCCTACTTCACAAGAAAGGCTGAACTTACAGAATCTGTAGGTGACCCCACCGAAGAAGCATCGGCACCCCTTGTCGAAAGCACAGAAAGCGGCTCGATGTCGAAATACGTCGATGCACTCGCTCTCTGGTCCAAATAATTGTAAACCCTTAACTACTTAAAACTGGAAACTAAAATGACTATCAAACATCTCCAGGAAAAGTGGGCACCCGTTCTTAATCACGAATCTTGTCCTGAAATTCAAGATTCCCACAAGCGCGGCGTCGTTGCACAA